GGAAGTTTCAAGATAACTTCTTCAAGAATGGAGCAGTTCCAGGATTAGTACTAAAGAGCCGTAACACTCTTTCCGACAGAATAAAGGAAAGAATGCTGCAAAGCTGGTCTTCTAGGTACAATCCTAAAAATGGCGGTAAACGTCCTCTGATCTTAGATGGTGGTTTAGAAGTTGATAGTTTGACGAAGGTAAACTTCAAAGAACTCGACTTCCAATCATCAATCCAAGCGAACGAGAAAATAATTTTAGAAGCTATGGGCGTACCGCCTATACTTTTAGATGGTGGGAACAATGCCAACATTAGACCCAATCACAGACTTTATTACTTGGAGACAATTCTCCCTATAGTAAGAAAAATGTCATATGCCTTTGAAAGATACTTTGGTTTTGAACTAAGTGAGAATGTTACAGACATTCCTGCTTTACAACCAGAGTTAAGAGACCAGGCTGCATATTATGCAACACTAGTCAACACAGGTATTATGACGCCAAACGAGGCTAGAGACCAACTAGGACGTGAACCTTTAGAAGGACATGACGAACTAAGAGTCCCAGCTAACATAGCGGGTAGCGCAGCTAACCCCACAGAAGGTGGACAACCACCACAAGAAGAGGAACAGGATAATGGCGAACAAGAAAGCAATACTTGAACAATTAGCAAATTTTTTTGCTAAACAAGGTAAAGTTTTAACACCAAGTCAGTATAAATCTATGGGGTACGACGAAGTACCTATGAGATTTATGGTTGCGAAAAGACCTTTCGGGTCTTGGTCGCGAATGACTCAGATGTTAAAAGTTAACTTTCCAGACCAATGGGCCAAAGCTAATAAAGAAGTAGCTACACCAGCAAAAGCTGAAGTAAAAGCCGCTCCAAAAACAGCAAAGGCAGCTCCCAAAAAAGCTAAGGAATAGGTAAGTACACATGGAGAAAATTTTTCATTGGACAAATACTTTTAAAACTCTTGGAGAGGACGAAGACGGTAGTGTTGATATTAAAGGATTAGCATCTACTAACGCAGTCGACCGAGCAGGAGATGTTATTAATCATGATGCATGGATTCAAAAGAACGGACTAGAAAATTATAAAACTAATCCAATCGTTCTATTTAATCATGACTATAACAAACCTATTGGTCGCGCAACTTCATTAGAAGTTACAGAAAATGGTCTGGAATTTGGAGCGAAAATCTCTAAATCTTCAGGCGAAATAAAAGATCTTATTAAAGATGGTGTTCTTGGGGCCTTTTCAGTCGGTTTCAGAGTCAAGGATGCAGATTATAACTCAGAAACTGATGGATACACAATAAAAGATGCCGAACTATTCGAAGTCTCAGTTGTCAGTGTACCATGTAACCAGGGAGCTATGTTCTCAGTTGCAAAGTCGTTTGACAGCATGGACGAATATAACGAGTGGAAAACGCACTTTAATAATAACGAGGCTCAGATTACTTCTGCGCCACAAGCCGAGGATAAAACCTCAAAACAGGAGACTAAAATGTCAAATGACACTAAAATCCCCGAAGCTAACATCGACTTGAAAGCTTTTGCAGAAGAAGTAGCAAAATCAACTGCTGCTAAAATTGCAATGCAACAAGCCGAAACTAAAGCTAAGGAACTTGCAGACGCAGAAGAAAAAGCAGTACAACTAGAAGTTGAAACTGCTGAAAAAGAAGCTAAACAAGACGAAGTCAAAACAATAGTCGAAGTCGGAATGTCAGGAGCTCAACAGCTCATGAATGACGTTGAAAAACGTGTTTCAGAAAAACATGATGACCTAGAAGCAGTTGTTAACGAACTTCAAACTGAACTCAAAGATAAAAAAGAAGAGATCGACGCAATTCGTGAATCTAAAAGAGTCTTTGGTGACAGACAAAATTCTGACTGGCAAAAAGCATTTCAGGGCGACGTAGACGACGCTTATGTAATGGGACTTGCAACAGGCAGAGGTTGGGACACCAAACTTGCTAAAAATGTAATGGAAAAAGTTAACGCCATGTCAGGCGTTGGAGTTTCTTCCGCTGATTTTGAGCAAACAGTTTCAACTAATATCGAAAGAGATATTCAATTAGAACTAGTACTAGCTCCGTTATTTAGAGAAATCCAAATGACTTCAGCTACTCAAATCATTCCAATTCTACCAGATGCTGGGTATGCTGAATTTACAGCTAACCAAACAGCTACCGGGACTTCCCCACATGGTAACTTGGAAGAAAGAGGCGATACTTATGACTCAACAATGTCAGGTATTGACTTAACTG